TGCTCTTCCGATCTCGCCCCCGCGCAGGACGACTGGAGCGAGTTCTGACCCGGGCCACCGGCCAGAAGCGAACCTGCGTATCGGACACAAGAAAGGAAGGGACCGCCAGTCCCTTCCTTTTTCGTTTTCAGGTTTCGGAAGGACGCCGGTCCGCGTGATCAGCCCGCGCGATCAGCCCAGTTCGCCATAGCGCCCCGCGCCATCGTCGTCGCGTGGGGCAAGCTCCAGCCAGGCGGGGCGCGCGCGCGGGCCCACCGCTTCGGCAAACGTACAGGCCAGCGCATCGGCCCAGTCCGGGCTGGGCAAGCCGCGTCGCTTCATGTCGGGCTTGCGTTCGAGCTGGATGCGGGTGTCATCGGCGGCAAACGCATATGTCGGCCCGATCAGGTCGTCGCGCAGCCGCTCGTGGTCGGGCAGGGCGGCGCGGGCCAGCCAGGCGCGCATGCGGGTCCACATTTCGGCGCGCTTGTTGGCGGTCGGCACGCTCACGCCCGGCTCCAGTTCGGCCTCGCGGCCCTTGCCCCCGAACCAGACCTCGATCACCGGCACGTCCCCCAGCAACTGGCGCAGCCGGTCGACCACCGCGGCCCCGATATTGCCTGCGTCGACAAAGATCGCGTCGGGCCGGTGGCGCTGGGCTTCGAGCGCGATGTCGCCTGCCAGGCGCATGGCGTCCGTTTCGCGCCAGGCTTTCCAGGCCCGGCTGCGTGCGTCGCGCCCGCAGCGGATCGCCAGCACGCTTTCATCATCGCCAAAGCGCGCGCAATCGACCCCGAAGATCACCGGATCGCTGGGCAGGCCGGGCGGCACGTCGCGGGTGCGCGCCGCCTCGACCAGATCGAGCGGAATGAACTGCATCGATCCGCTCGACGGGAACAGCCCGCGCACGCGCACGCGCACCACGTCGCTGTCCGCGCCATAGGCGGCAACCAGTTCGTCGAGATAGGCATGGTTGACCCCCTCGACCGTGCGCGCGTCGATCTGCGCGGTGCGCCAGAGCGCGCGGTGCTTGCCAAAGCACGCGCGAAAGGCCCCGGTGTTCTGGGTGGGGTTGCCGAACGCCAGCCAGATCAGCTCGGTATCGGCATCGGTCAGCGCGCCCAGCGCCACTTCCCAGACGGTATCGGCAATGCCGCTGGCCTCGTCGAAAATCAGCACGATGCGCTTGCCCTGGTTGTGCAGCCCGGCAAAGGCCTCGGTATTGTGCTCGCTCCAGGTCACGAGGTCACAGCGCCAGCCCTGCTCGTGGCCGGGCGCGGTGGCGGTCAACGCGCGGCGGGTCTGGCGAAACCAGTCGGCCGTCAACGCAAGGTTCGCCCACTTGGCGATTTCCGGCCCGGTCTTGGTGTCGAGCTGGCTTTCGGTATTGGCGGTCACCAGCACGCGCGTATCGGGGCAGGTGTCGAGCGCCCACTTGACCACCATCGCCACCAGCGCCGACTTGCCGATCCCGTGGCCCGAGGCCCGCGCCAGCCGCAAGGGGGCATGGCGCGTGGCCGGATCGGCCAGATGGGCGCCGATTTCCTGCAAGACCGCCCGCTGCCAGGCGCGCGGGCCGTTCATCCCCGCCAGCGCCCCTTCGCCCCACGGATAGGCGAACAGCGCGTGGCCGAGCGGATCGTGGGTAAAGCCGCCGATGGCATCAGCCAAAGAGGAAGATCGGGCCGCTTGTGGGGTCTTGCTCATGCCGGGTCCTTCATGCGCGCAGGAGAGGGGCGAAGGCAGACCGCGCAGGGAGGGGGCGCGCGAGCGATCAACGCCCCTTGAGCACCCTTGCCCGCGCGGCGGCCAGGCGCTCGCTCCAGTCCGGGGCCGGACCGGCAGCGGCGCCCTCGCCATATTTCCCCGGAGCCCACTTCGAGAGCAGTTTCAATCGCGTCTCCACGCGCAGCCTTGCCCGCGCGACATTGTCGGGGTTCTTGGCCAGCGTGGTGGAGCCATCGGCTTTTTCCTTTTCGAGGAAATCCTGTGCATCGTCGTCGGCGATTTCCAGCGCCTCTTCGGCAATCGCCTCGAACCCGGCCTCGCGGGCGAGCGCGAAGGTGCGCGCAAAATCCTTGTCCTCCAGCCGCCAGCGATGGACCAGCGCGGGCGAGACACCGTGGCGGCGGCACAGCTTGCGCAAGGTGATCCCCTCGGCGAGCCCCCCCAGCAGGGCCTCGACGAGCGCGGGATCGCGCTCGGCCTTGCGGGCCCGCGCCATCAGGCCTCCCCTCCCTGGGAGCCGCCCCCTTTGGAGCCACCTTGCGGCTGGGCGCGCTCGCGCGGCTGGCGATAGGGCTTGCGGTCGGTCGGTCGCGGCGTGCGTGCGCCTTTGCGAACATGGGGCCAGTCGGCCTTCATGGCCTCGCTGCGGGCGGTGCGCTCGCCCGTGGCGACGATCTCGACGATGCGATAGCGCTGGAACCGCTCGACCCGGATCAGCCCCTTGCGTTCGAGCCGCTTCACCATGACCGGCCCCATCGAGCACGAATTGTAGCCGCACAGCATCTCGATATCGATGTTGCTGGGGCAGGGCTCGCCGTTGCGCGCGGCCTCTTCCAGCGCGCGGTAGGTGGTGCGTTCGGTCCAGGTCAGCCCGGCGAGGTTCACGCGGGGGGATACGCGGGGGGAGGCAGCGGACGGGGTTTCAGGGCACGCGGCATCGGATCGCGAATCGGTCATCGGCAGGTCTCCCAATCTGTCGTGAAGGGCGCCATCCAGCTCAAGGCGGGGAGCAGGTTCCGGCTGGCGTTGATCTTTGGATAAAGGAAAAATCCTACATTCCAAGCCAAGATGCCGCCGATGTTGCAGCGTTTTTCCTAAATTGCGATTCAAAAAAAAGGAAAAATACCGCATCTGCCAAGGGAAATTCCTGATCCCATCGCGAGGTTTCCCATGCGCGCGCCGGCCTGCTCTGCCTCCGTTTCAGGGCTCTCTTTCGGGGCTGAATTGCCCCCTGACTGGGCCTGGTTCCGCGCCGCGCTGCCCGATGGCCGCACCCACTGTTTCGGCTATGACCGGGACGCGACCGCCCCCATGCTGGCCCGGCGCGCCTGGCAGATCTGGTCGCCTGCGCGCGCAGGGCCGGACGGATGCTGGCTCACCCCCGGTCTTGTGGTTCACGCGTGTGGATGTGGTGCGGGTTTCAGGCCATCGTGACGAAGATTTCGGCAATGATGACCCATTGCCCATCGACCTGCCGCCACTTCGCGCAATAGCGCCCCTGCGCTTCGACCGCGCCGCTGGCCGCATCGATCCCCTGCCATTCGCCCTGTTCGAGCGCGATGGACTCCACCCCGGAAACCGCGATGGAGCCGGGCGTGCGGACGTAAATCGTGCGCCGCGCGGCCGAAAACTCGCGCTTCCACGCTGCCAGTTGCGCCTTGCGTCCGGCCAGAACCGCACTGTCGGTCCCCGTCACCAGCACGACATCGCGCGCCAGCAAGGGCCCGATCGCCGCCAGATCCCCCTCGGCCAGCGCCCGATTGAACACGCCCCGCTGCAACCGGACAGCCAGTTCCGCCGCCTGGGCAGCCCCGCCCGAAGAAGAAAACAAAGTCATACCCCGCGCCCTACCCGCGCAAAGCCCGCACGGACAAGCCCCACCCAGTCACAGGGCTTGTCGCTGGGCCGCAAGGGCTTGCGGCGGGCCGCCATTTTTCGGCGAAGGGGCGTGATCGTTTCATCATGCCCGGAATGCATGAACACGATTGTTGCATCGTGGTCGCCACGATCCAGGCCTTGCGCGTGACCAACACCGAAGGGCGCAAGGTCTATGCCCATAACGAGGCCCTCGAACCGCACTTCGCGGGCCTGCCGCGCCACATGCCCGGCCTCGAAGTGATCGAGGACGGCCGCCACGGGGCAGGGCAGGTGCGGTTTTCCTTTGCCAACCTGCTCCACCTCCACCGCCCCCTGATGATCGTGGACGAGGCGCACAAGGCCGTCACCGACCTGTCGCAGGACATGCAGCGCCGGGTCAATCCTTGCGCGATCATCGAATTCACGGCCACCCCGCGCCCGCGCTCCAACTTGCTCCATTCGGTGACCGCCCAGGAACTCAAGGCCGCCGAGATGATCAAGCTGCCCGTGGTCCTGTCCGAACATCTGACATGGCAGCAGGCCGTCGATGCGGCCATCGCCCGGCAGGCCGAACTTGAAGCCGTGGCGCGGGCCGACGCCGACTATATCCGCCCGATCGTGCTGTTTCAGGCGCAGGACAAGGGGCAGGAGGCCAATGTGGCCGTGCTCAAGGCCTATCTGCTCGACAACGGCATCGCCGAAAACCGCATCCGCATCGCCACGGGCGACCAGCGCGAACTCGACGCGGTGAATTTGTTCGATCCGGCCTGTCCGGTCGATTTCATCATCACGGTCGAAGCCCTGAAGGAAGGCTGGGACTGCTCGTTCGCCTATGTGTTCTGCTCGCTGGCCAATGTCGGCAGCGCGACCGATGCCGAACAGCTTCTGGGCCGCGTCTTGCGCATGCCCTATGCCCGGCGCCGCAAGGACGACCGCCTGAACCGCGCCTATGCCCATCTGGCCTCACCGCGCTTTGCCGATGCGGCCATGGCCTTGCGCGACCGCATGGTGGCCATGGGCTTCGACGAAAGCGAGGCCGAAGCCAATATCCTTGCGCCGCAGGGCGAACTGGAGGGCCTGTTCACCCATCAACCCCGTCCGCGCCCGGCCTTCGTGTTCGAACTGGGCGGAGGGGATGCAGCGGACGGGGATGGAACGGGCAGCCATGAATTGGCCAACCGCGTCCGCGAGGCTGCTCCCGGCAAGATCGAGATCGTCACCACCCCTTCCGGCCCGGCCATTCGCGTGGCCGGTTTCCTCACTCCGCAGGAACGGCAGGCTGCCCAGCAGGCCATGGAACCGGCCCGTGCCAAGGCTTTCGCCCAGGCCCACGTCCGCCACGAAGCCGAATATGCCGCCCGTCTTTCCCCTGCCGAACAGGGCGCCACGTTCGTCGTGCCCGCGCTGGTGGCACATGTGCAGGGCGAACTGGAACTGGCCGATACCGACGTGCTGATGGAGCACAGCGCGTGGAGCCTGATGGATCATCCGGTGCATCTCGACGCGGGTCAGTTCAGCCTCACCGAAACCGGGCGCCTGTTCGAGATCGACCTCGATGGCCGCAAGTTGACCGTCACGCAGGGACAGGCTGCGGGCGTTCAGGGTATGCTCGACATTGATGTCGAAGGGTGGAGCGAAACCGGATTGGCGCGCTTCCTCGCCCGCGAACTGCGCGCCCCCGACCTTTCGCCCGGAGACCTGCTGGCATGGAGCGTGTCGGCGGTCTCGCATCTGGTGGGCGTGCGTCATCTGCCCGTCGCGGGCCTGATGCAGGCGCGCTATGTTCTGGCCCGCAAGCTGGGCGAACAGATCACCGCCATTCGCCGCAAGGTGCGCAAGGGGGTGTTCCAGCAATGCCTGTTCGCCCCCCAGGCGCGGCCCGATGTCAGCTATGAGCGCGGTTTCACCTTCCGCGATGGCATGTTCGCCGATGCCCGGCGCTACACCGGCAACCTTACCTTTTCGCGCCATTTCCTGGGGCAGGACAATCTGCCTGCTTTTGACGGCAAGGCTGGCGGTGAAGAGGAAATGTGCGCTTTCGCCCTCGACAGCCTGCCGCCCGAAACGCTCAAGTATTGGGTCCGCAACGTCGCCCAGCACCGCGACGCCTTCCGCCTGCCTTTGGCACAGGGCCACTTCTATCCCGATTTCGTCGCCGAACTGGCCGATGGCCGCCTGTTCATCGTCGAATACAAGGGCGATGGCTTCACCACCACCGACGACACCCGCGAAAAGGTCGCCGTCGGCGAACTGTGGGAAAAGGCCATGAACGGCAAAGGCCTGTTCCTGCTCGTGGAGCGCACCGTAAAAGGCCGGGATGCCCGCACGCAAATGCTCGACAAGATCGGCTAGACCGGGGCGTGCGCCAAGATTTCCCTAAAGCATGTGGGAAATTTGACTTTTTGAACGGCCCCGGATGCCGATGAACGCTGGAATGCCACCGGGCTTGGCGTCAGGCTCGAGATGGTCAAACCGCGCGAGCAGTTCGCGCGCGCATCGTCTTCTCACCGACGCTCCTTAGGATCAGGGCCACGGCGGAAATCAGCCTCTCCGGGGCACATACCCCAATCTACCCCCAGCCGTGGGGGTATCGAAATGGCCATTTGGCGAATACCCCCCAATCATACCCCCACGCGATAGTGGCTGGATACGAACAAGGGCGAACGCTTGCGGCCAGAGAGTGGCTAAATACCTTGGATTTTCGGGGGGTGTCCAGACACTGGCGAACGTGTGCGGTCTGGAAAGTGGAGCGGGTGAAGTCTGTCAGCCGGAGACATACGAAATACTTCGCATAGAGGTATAGTATGTCTTTATCCTGTTTTGCGCAGGATATGGAATGGCGTGGCGTTTGTCGACATTTTGTGTCGAAATATGCGCTGCGTCATTCGCCTTATCCTTTCATTATCCCCAATCATGGCAATTGGAAAACATCGGCATACTTCCGCAGTTTTCTGCAGAAGGTGCCTGAACGTCTCCAATCATGCCCTTCGTGTGCGATCCTTCCTCTCTTTTCGGTGGGAGGATGTGTATGAGCACGACCCTCACCCATACGGGCCTGCCGGTGGGCGTGACGCGCTTCGACCTGCTGCGGCTGTTCGAGCAGGTGGCCCGCCCCGGCTTCGGCCTGTCCTCCACCGCCGTGGCGCTCGTGCGGCATTATGTCCTCAAAACGATGGATGCCGATTACGTCAAAGGTCACATCTGCGCGGTCTGGACGCAGGCTTGCCGCTTTGCCGAGGCATTGGGGATCACGCCCCGCTCGATCAATTCAGCCGAGCGCGAACTTGAGCGTGCCGGCTTCATCATCCGCAACGCAGGCATCAATGGCACGCGTGCTGGAGACCGGCAGGATGGGATCATCACTTGGGCGGCAGGCATTAACCTTGCGCCTCTGATCACCCGCTACGGCGAGTTGAAGGGCAAGGCCGAGGCGCTCGACCTGCAAGCCCGCGCCATCAGCCAATGTCGCGCCGAAATCCGCCAGTTGGGCCAGCGCATCCGCCACGCCTGCGATGAAACTCTGAGGCAGCGCGCCGAGGCCCTCCTGCCCGGCGGGCGCACCGCCCGCATCACCAGCATCGCGCGTCTCACCGCGATCCGGGAGACCCTTGCCGCCATGCTCGACGCCATCGCCAGCGCGCCCGCATCCGATCACCGTGCACCAAAAACTTCCGACGCGCCGGAAGAAAACTGCGCACCCAATATACAAAACAAAAACTCACCACGAAGCTGTAGCGCGCGGGGCGCAGCGCCCGACCGGATCACGCCCGCCGCCGCCGTCAGCGTCGCCACACAGGCCTATCAGGGGCTGGTCGCGGGTTTGGGCGGCGCATCATGGCCGAGCATCATCGAGGCCTCATGGCGAAGCTGTGCCCGCCTCGGCATCGTCCAAAGCGCTTGGGGACGCGCCTGCCAGCATTTCGGGCGAGAACGCGCCGCGCTCTGCGTCCTGCTCATCGATCGCAACGCCGAGCTGCCCGGCGACCACCGCTACAAGGCTCGATCTCCAAGCCGATGCCTGTCCGGCATGATGCGTAAAGATCGAAGCCTGGGCTTCAACCTCAACGGGCTGTTCCGGGCTGGCCAGAGTGATCAAGTTGTTACGGAGCGTGATGGCTGCGCCTTACCTGTCGATCCGTTCCAGCCCGTCACCGAGGACATGGGTAATGGCGCGCTGGGCCTGTTCGCCAGCGACATCCTCGCCCGCTTTAGCGCCCAGTTCGAGGGAGGCGCAGCGTAATGACCGCAACCCTTTTCTCATGGGGGCCTATCGGCCGGGATGCCTCCCCAACAAGGGCCGGATTCTTCTCACTGCCCTCCAAGCGTCCCCCTGTTGAGAGCGGCGGGGAAAGGCAAAGCAGGCACACACCACGCTACTGGGTAGCATTGGGCTTAGGCGGCGAAAGTCTCAGAAATCCGGCATTCTATGTGACCTGCCCCCCGTCAGTCCCTCGATCATAACGAGAGTCCAGCGGTTAAATACGATGCCCCCT